TCAGCCAGCCGATTTGATGATGAAAGTAACGACCCCGAACACGTCGAGAGTATCCTCGCTTCCTACGACTATCGGCGAATATGCAGGATTCATTGGGTTAAGCTGAACCCGCGGATGCAGCTGCAGCTTCTTAACGGTAAACTCCCCGTTCACAGCGGCAATCACGATATCGCCATGGACTGCGGTTCGTGAGCTATCCACGACCAGTAAATCTCCCTCCCCGATCCCGGCGTCCTTCATGCTATCGCCGGCAGCTTTGACAAAATACGTCGCGCTGGGGTGGTTAACTAACAACTCGTTCAGGTCAATACGTTGCTCAACATAATCCTGCGCTGGACTCGGAAAACCACATTGCACAAGGTCACTGAACAACGGAATCAGGATGATCTTACGTAACTCAACGGGCGTGTAAAACTGCATAATAAACTCGCTCACATAAATACTGTTTATATATACAGTAATTTCAACTCAGCGACATATCAATATAGGTTTTACCTATCAATTTTCGTTATTGCTGTAAGGTATTGATGTAATGATTGTGGATAGTCTTAAAAGGTTTTAATGACTTAACCGATTGATGGTTTTGCGAACAGTGCGAGGATAAAAATTTTCAGTCATGACACTGCCTCAATAGCAAATTGCTAACCAGCAGGCTTTTGCATACGGTTCGCAGGAGAGCAACCTTAACCAGCAGGAGGATTTTTATAAATGACCCAACAATACCGATGCAAAGAAACATGAGAAGGGGCCGTATGGCCTCTTTTCGTATTAGCTGAAGCTGCTACTACTGGTCCGGAATGCCATTGCTGTGATGTTCTCCACCCTGCAGCTATAGTCAAAATTGGCGTCATTTCCATGGGCCTCAACAAAGCAACTCACTTTGTTATTGTCCGCGTTGAGGTTAGCTGCAAATCGAAATTCCTGTGCAATGGTCCCTGTAAATCCGTTATCACCCATCATTTGGTATTTTCGAGTGACCTGCTGCCCTCCTACATTAAACACAACATCCACCGTGTAGCCATATTTTCTATCAATACCCGGCGACTCCATTAGCAACGTACAGCAAAGAACAACGGTCATTCCATAACCACGATTCTGATAGTAAATATTACGGCGCACCCTGTTGTTACGACGAAATGCCATATCATCGTAGCGACGGGCAATAGCAATATCCCCGATAAATTCCTGCGCCTCCAGCTTGCCCTTGAACGTACCACTGGTTGCTTCAATATGACCCGTGAACTTTCCGCTGTTTGCATGAACTTCCCCACGCACGACAACATTATTAAATTCGCTGGCTCCCGATTTAGTGATTCGCCAGCCCTCACTGCCCCCAACGTAGTTGTTTGACTGAATATCGCCAATCTTGGCGTTCTGGATCGAACCGTTCTTAATCCGGGCGGTATCAATGTACAGCTCGTTTCCTTCAGCAATCATCACCGGCACAGCAGTCTTGCTGTTGCGGTTAAACAGCGAGAAACGGTCGGCATAGAGGATCATGTCGCTTGTGGAACCATCGCTGCCCAGCACGATCCCGGCGCCTACCTTCTTCCCGTTATTTGTTTCAACTTTGATGGAGTACATCGAGTTGACCTTGCCGTTTGTATCCGCCAGCGTCTGACCCTGGGCCTGTACGGTCGAGGATAACGTACCGACGGTACTGTTCAGGCTGGTCAGGCTGCTGGCTGTTGATTCGATTTTATCTTCAGCCTTCGTGACCCGCGTCGTCAGCGAACTGACCGCGCTGGCATCCGCTTTATTTCCGAGGCTGTTCTGCAGGCTGGTGAGCTGCTGCCCCTGCGAGGTAATTTTCCCCTCTGCGCTGGTCACGCGCGTTGTCAGCGAACTGATGGCTGCAGCGTTGACGGTATTGGCCACCTCATCGCTGACATCGATGCAGAATGCATCGTCCAGATACAGATAACCAGCAGACAGGCTGGAGCGCAGAGAGATGATCAGCTCTGCGTCTGCCGTCGGCTTATAGTCGCCGCTGATATAAGTCCATGCAGTACCGACGCTGGCCGGGATCGTAATATCTTTCAGCGGCCCTGAGCTATTGCGGATGCTGATTTTGGTATTGCTGGCATTGCTGATGGCCATATCGGCAGACCTGCGCACCCAGGCACCCACGCGGTACGTCTGGCCACCCGTCAGCTTCACCACCTGGTCACAGGCCGTTGAGCCGCTGGATGTCTTCGTGGCCTGAATGATGTATTTGCCGGACTTCGGGTTCTGCGCTGCCAGCGTGCTCCAGCCGGAGTTACTCCAGCCGTCAAAACCGCGTTCGAACGAGTTGTTCGCCAGCATGTTGCCGGGCATTGATTTTGCCGCGTCCGCATCCTGCTGGGTGGCCACAATGCTGTTATTCAGGGACGTAACGCTGCTGCCCTGGCTGCTCAGGGTTTTGCCCTGTTCTGTCACGGTGTTCTGCAGCGACTGCAGCGCACTCGCGTCCGCCTTTTTGTTAACTGTGGCATTCGTCGTGGCCAGATCGTTCGTGAGTTTCGTGATGCTGCTGCTCTGACTCTCCAGCTTCCCTTCCGCGCTCGTTACCCGGTTGGTCAGATTACTGATGGCAGTGGCGCTGGCCGCAATACTGGTCTCATCAGTCACGTCAATAAGATAGAAATCATCAAAATACTGCTCACCCGTCGCCAGCAGTACCATAATGGAGACGTCAAGGACTGCCGTTTTCGTCGCCTTCCATGTGCCAGAAATTTCCTGCCAGACAGAGCCTGTCGGCAGCGTCGCGGGATTGAACTGCACCTCTTTCAGTGGTCCGCCGGATTCACCAATACGCAGCTTGTTATTTCCGGCAGCGCCTGACGGCATTGTCGTGCCACCTGAAACACGCGTGAACACACCTATTTTGTAGGTGCGATCCTTTATGAACGAAATCTTCTGAAGCAGCGAGACCACGTTACTGCCCGGCACCACCTTGAGGATTCGGGTGCCGTTGTACGGTGACAATGCCGTTATGACTGACGTCGCTGACTGCCAGCCAGTAAACGCAGCCTGGCCGCGCTCGAATGACCCGTTGGAAATCAGGTTGCCGGGTATCGCCCGGGAGGCATCCGCATCAGCAACAGCTTCATTGAGGCTGTTACTCAGCTGCGTCAGGCTGCTGCCCTGGCTTGTCAGCGTTTTGCCCTGCTCCGCCACGGTGTTTTGCAGCGTCTGCAGCGCACTCGCATCCGCCTTTTTGTTGACATTGGCATTCGTCGTCGACAGGTCGCTGGTCAGCTTCGTTATCGCGCTGTTCGCCGCCGTAATGTCTTTGCCCTGCTGCGTCACCGTGTTCTGCAGGGTCTGAACAGCGCTCGCGTCCGCCTTCTGGCTGACGGTGCTGTTTGTCGTCTTCAGCCCGTTTTCCAGCGCCGTCGTCCGGCTCCCGATGCTGGACAACGTATCGCCCTGCTGGGTGACTTTCGTGGTCAGGGTATCCACTGCTGACGCGGTGGCATCGGCGGTTTTCTGTGCGCGGTTCGCTGCGGTGACGTTGCGCAGATGCCAGTCTGCTGCATACCAGACCGTACCAAAGGGTGAACTCTGGTTAACCTGCAGGAAGGGGCGCAGGAAATTCGTGTCGGACGGCACCGTAAAGCGCCATGTTGCGCGCTTCCAGGCCGCCGTGGTTTTCGTATTACCGCCAGAAAGCCTCGCTTTAACCCCTTCTGTCGCAGAGGTGCCGCTGGCGATATAGAGATTAAAATCGGCCTGACCGGCGCCGCAGGCTACCAGGGCCGACATCTCGAAGACATCACCCGGTGTGACAGCAATGTTGTTTATTTTTGGGACATGATCGCGGCCTGCCAGACGAACCACGTACGCAAACGGGCAATCCCCGGGCACGCCAGCAGCGCCGGATGATACGACGTCATACCCCATGCGGTCGTAAGAAGGATCAAATGCCGGGTTAGGTATATAGTCATCCCCGGCTGCTTTTGCGGCGCTAATTGAGCTGTTGAGGGAAGTGATATTGCTGTTCGCTGCAGTCAGACCACTTTCCGTCTTCTCCACTCGCCCGGTCAGTGACGTCAGCGCGCTCTGATCCGCCTTTTTACTCACATTCGAGTTCGTGGTGGTCAGGTCATTCTGCAGCTTTGTGATTGCCTGGCTATGGCTGGCCAGCTTCCCTTCCGCTGAGTCAACGCGACTGGTCAGGTCAGTCACGGCAGAGGCATTTGCCTTCTTCGACACCCCGGTCGACGAAAAAACGTCGACTTTACGGATATACAGACGCGCACTGTTTGACGGTGCCCAGCCCCCGGCGGCAAACCGCAGATAGACATAATTCCCGGTAAAGTCTGCCGGAATGGTCAGCTCCACGGTTTTCGTCTGCCAACTGGTCGTCACGCCACTCAGCCACGGGGATTCTGAGGATAGCCAGGCGACAGGATTGCCCAAATCAGTTATCACACCAACGGTATCAGACGATACGCTGTTCATCGTTTCCGATGTTTTGTACTCAAATGAGACGGTAAGCGTCAGCCCGGCCTCAGCGGGGATACGCGTCACGTTGGCAACCCGAACAGAGCCGGTTGTCGTTCTCAGCGCTTTTTCACCTGCATCATACGTGAATGCCGAGCCGGTACCGGAGTTCTCCCAGAACGACAGATCCACATCCATGCCGCCGTTACTAATCAGGCTCCCTTCAGCCAGGGTGTTTTTCAGCATCGTCAGCTGGCCAGACTGTGTGGTCAGGTTGCCTTCCGTCGCGGATACCCGGTTGGTTAACGCCGTGACCGCGCTCGCATCGGCCTTTGTACTGACGTTTGAATTGGTTGTCGTCAGGTCGTTCTGCAGTTTAGCGATCGCGCTGCCCTGGCTGGTCAGCGTTTTATCCTGCTGGCTGACGCTGGACTGCAGGCCCGTGATGGCGTTGCTGTTTGCGGCCACGCCCGACTCTGTTTTACCGACGCGGTTAGACAGCGAGGTCAGCGAATTCCCCTGGCTGGTTAACGTGGTGCCCTGCTGTTCAACCTTTTGCGTGAGGGACTGCAGCGCGGTTGCATCGGCTTTTTTACCCAGACTGGTTTCCAGCCCGCTGATTTTGCTGGCCTGTGCGCTTTGTGCGGTCGACAGGGAACTCAGCTCCTCCGCGACCGAGGATTTATTCTCGTTGAACTGCGTCTGCAGCGATTCCCGGGCTGTCACCTCTGCTTTATCAGCAGTGATACGGGCACTCATCTCCTGATACAGCAGGCCGGAACGCAGATCCGCCAGGCTGTTACTTTCCGTCGTTCCCCTTATCTGTGCCGCCAGCGTGGAGCGCTTCAGCGCTTCCGCTTCATCTGCCTGCGTCCGCGCCATCTCCTCATTACGCAGCGCCGCAGTACTGGCCGCCGGTGCCGGACGCCCGACCGATATCCAGTGGATCAGGAAATGGTTGTCGGCATTCTGCCCCTGAGCCAGATCCAGGCGAAAGCGGCGGACCGTACCGGATGCATTCCAGTTCACATCGGAGATGGCCACCACGCTGATACCATCGCCGTCAAACTCCTGCTCCGCGATATTCACCGAGCGGGCATCACTCCAGCCGGTTTCCTCTGTACCAATCCAGTAAAGCCGCCCTTTCCATGCCGGATTACCCACGCGTTTAATACGCAGCATGACGGTGCGATAGGAGGAAGCCGGAATAGTTTGCCCGTTGGGCGAACGGCAGGAGGCGGTGCTGTTCAGTGCTTTCAGCCAGCCGTCGTCCGTGATTTGCATCGGCACCTGACCGGCATCGTCCTCGGTCCACCCCTCATTGTCTTTATCGAAGTACCAGATACTGAACGAATCAAACTGCTGCCCGCTACCGGCGGAAATTTCAGAAATCTGACGGGCCAGTGACTCGTCGCCGTCCTGAATAATCGTCTGCAGATTATTAATGGCGGCCACGCGCTCGTTTTTTTCATTCAGCAGCTGGTCTGCCGCCTGCGCCGCCTTCGCGTTGACGTCCGCAATGCGGTCGGCAGTTTCCTGTTTTACCGCTTTGTCCCAGCCTGTATTCGCCTGGGCGATGGACTGTTTCAGACTGTTTTCAACCGCCTGCAGCTGGGATTTTAACGCAGCATCCCCCTCGGTCAGGGTTTTGTTAACGTCAGCGATCTGCTGGTCAACGGAGGCATTAATCTCGCTCACGGCATCGGTGATGCTCTTGTTGACTGCCGTGATATTGTCACTGAGCGTCTGATTTACGCTGTTGATATTCTCCGTTATCGTCTTGTTGACGGACTCTATCTGCCCGTCAACCTGCTGCGTGACTTCTTCACGAATAGCATCGGCGGTGTCCAGCAGCTCCTTATGAGTCTCCTCAATATCCCGCTGGACTTCCTGCCAGGCGTCCGTGTCCTTGATCGCATCAGTCAGCTTATCGTAATACTCACCGATATCGTCGCTGGCCATCCCCTGCACCCAGGCCGTCCACGGACTTTCATTGCCGATACGGTCAACGATCCGCGCGCGGTACCAGAACATCGCCGCAATCTGCAGGCCCAACTGCTGATACGTTTTACCCGGATACGCCACATCAGACAGCGCCATCGCCCCGTTGCCGTTGGGATTAGGACTGTACTGCAGCTCGGTTTTCTGCGTATCGCCACTCCCCTCCGGGAACGCCCAGTTCAGCTGCACGCCATGCAGCAGGGAAGTGGTGGTCAGCGCCAGCGGTGCCGACGGCAAACCGATTTTTCCGGTCAGCGTTTTCTCTTCTGAATATGCCCAGCCGCTGGAGACCTCTGCAGCGTTGATCGCCCGGACACGGGCCAGATAACGACCGGCGTAAATGCCGCTGACCTCGAACGAGGTGGTCGAGCTGCGCGGCACGTTAATCCAGTTACCGTCATTACGTCGCCACTGCGCTTCATACGAAATCGCATCTTTCACCGCATTCCAGTGCACCTGCATCGTTTCGACGCTGATGCCCTGATTCACCACAGAATACGAGCTGATAACGATGCTTTCCGGCGGCTGCTGACTCCCTGGAGGGATAACGCTTATCGGGCGCTGGTCGATGATCGCGCCGGTATCGATACGCGGGAATTTATCCGGGTCGTGGGCCACGCCGGTGATTGTATACGTGGCGTTGTTGTTGTCCTTGACCCCGATAACGCGGTACTGCTGAACATACAGATCGTCAGATTCAATCACCCAGACACATTCCACCTCCGGCGTCTCACTGTACGCCGTCGTAACCGTGACCTGTCGGCGACCGTTAACTGACTGGATCGTCCGGGCCTGAGATATGCCTGACGGCAGGTTCAGCTGCAGCCGGTCACCAGCTTTTGCATCAGTATCCCGGTCAAGGGTAATCACCCGTCCATTAACTGCGCTGATACGCCCGCCGTTCACGCGTCCGGCCAGAAGTTCATCAGCCAGTCCAATGATGTAGCCCGGCTGCGGGATTTTACCGTCCAGCCCCACATCAATCTCAACCATTCGGTCTTTGTTGTTGGTCAGAATGCCCCACAGCCCTTTCCTGTGGGCTTCGCTCTGCCGGGTACACCCAATGGCCGTCACTTCGAGCTGGTTAAAGCTGTAGCGGGAAACCAGCTCCGGGACGAACGCCGGTTCCATCGCATCAGCATACGCGTTCGCCGGGTCGGACCAGGAGACGAGCGCGTTGGTGTAGCGAGCCTTGCTGGTGCTGCTCGAATAGCGCGGTTTACCAATGATATTCGCCCGCGTATAGTTGAAATCAACATCGCGCGGCATATCCGCCTGCACAACAATCTGCTCACCGCTCCAGCAGGTCATTCCCCGGAAAATAGCCGCAAAGTCACGCAGCACGGTGTAGGCATCATTGCGTTCCTGCACGTAAACGTTACAGAGATAGCGAGGCTCCATGCCGTCGCCGCCCTTACCATCCGGAACCAGCTGATCGCAGTACTGTGCGATCTGGTACAACGTCCATTTAGAAATATTGGCGCTGGTCAGGCGGTTGCCGAGGCCAAACCGGTCTGAAACAACGATATCGTAATAAATCCATGCCGGGTTATCCGTCCATGCCCACTTAAAGCCACCTGTCCAGGTGCCGGTATACTCACGGGTTTCTGGATTATAGTTATCCGGAACGCGGATCACGCGCCCGCGTGGCTCACAGGAAATTTGCGGGATGGAACCATTAAACTGGCTGGAGTCGAACTCGATATAGAGCAGCGCGGTATGCGGATAGCGCAGCTTCGCGTCGATTACCTCTGTGTAGCTCTGCAGCGTCATCACATCGCCGATTTTGACGCTGTTGGCGTCCGGCGAGACTTTCCGCAGTCGCAAAGTCCAGGTACTCCCTGCCTGCGGCAGGTCGATGCGGTGGCTGCGCTCATAGCCGGACGTGGTTTTCCCGGTCACCGCCGTTTCCAGCACGGTCTGCCAGGCACCGCCATCGGTCTGTAAATCAATGGCGTATTTAACTGTATTTCCCACTACGTCCCCGTCGTCTTCCTGTTTCATCAGGGATGGCCATTTCAGGCGGACGCGAACGGCGGAAAGCTGGGTATTGGTAAACGTATGGCTCCAGGCGGTTTCACTGGATATTTCTGTTCCGACGCTGATTTCATTTTCAGTGCCCGGAATACCCTGAATATATTTTTGGGCCTGTGTTCCGGGACGAAATTCCCAGGCCACGCCGGAAAAGTTCTCTGACCCGTCGGCATTTAATAGCGGGGTACCATCGAGATAAATATCCTTGCCCGTTAACTCACCTGCAAATTCACCCTCGCCCAGCGCGATGAGAATTTTGGCTTTTGCTACGGACTGTAAATCATCCGGCTGTTCTGTCGGCGTGCGCTGGCTTGAGCTGCCACCTTTGCGCCCTTTGATTATGTTATTTGCCATATTACGCCCATAAAAAAAGCCACCGCAAGGTGGCCTGTACTGGAGGGTGTTATTTACTGAAACATCTATTGCTGGTCTTCGACATAAATTCCGGCGGAAATAATCGCGCCGCCAATTCGCCGCTGACCATAAAGCAAACCAACGGGATAACCCTGTGAGGCGGTATTTGTTACACCGCCAAAGGCATAGCTGGCTTTATTCTCAGGGGATTCTCTGCGGGCTAGACCTCCGGGCTGAGGGGAAAGCATCTGGACGACGCCGCCCAGCATCATGGCTGCGCCGCTGGTCATAAGGCTTGCAGCCAGTGGAGAAGCCGTCCCGCCCGAAACATACGTCATTACTGCGCCCACAACGACCAGCACTGCGCCAAGAATCGTTTGAAGAATCCCGGCCTTTTTACTACCAATAACTATAGGAACGATGCGGATGACTTCTCCTGTAGCAGGAAATCCCAAATCATCCTTACCAATATTCTTTTTGCCCCTGAAAACTGCAAAAGTCAGTCCCTGTTCCTTACTGTTAATCATGAATTTTTCGAACCCAGGAATGGTCGCTGCTAGCGCCACGCTTGCTTCATGAATTGTGCTAATTAAACGATAGTGGAGCCTGCCAAAGGTTTTTCCCAAAACGCCAGAAAGCTCTATTCGTGTCATGGTTTCTTGCATATATATTCCATTTAAAAACCCGGTTAAGCCGAGTTTTAGTGTTATTTACTGTCCGCATAGCTTACGTATAGCCATGTACCTAATAGTATCGGCCTCATCACGAACGTATACTTTACTGGATAAATAATACTTTGGTGACATAAATGGCAATAATGTAGGCTCAGCAACCAGTGTTATAGCAAAGGGGGTCGGTCCGTTATAGGCACCAAAACTATTTCTCCCGTTAACTTTCCCGATTATGCAATATGCGCCATTTCCAATATCTCTATCATTTATTTCTATTGTTACCAAATCAGTAAATTCGGCACTATCAGGATCTTTCATTATCCTTTTAATTTCTTTCTTCGCGATATCAGTAATCTGATCATTACCTGGCTTACAGCCTGCCAGGCAAATAGCGCATAAAAATACAGTTAAAAAATTCCTCACTTGCTTCTCCTTTTCAGTCAAAAACTTAAAGTCCCTTGTAGGATAAACCTGAATATGAAGAGAAGGCTAACACAGAGAGTAATGGCGAACGATTTTCATCGTTCGGTCTAACCAGTACCCGCCATACGGCACTCGCTGGCTGAGGTGGCCATAGAAATGGTGCAGCAGCATGTTCCCTTCCAGCAGAATCCCGGCATGGTTCCACTTATCTGCCTGCACCTGCATGATGACCATATCGCCCGGCTGCGGCGGGCCATCAAATTCACGGAACCCGCATTCGTACCAGCAATCATGGTAGAAGTTATCCGGATAATCGTTTTCCCACCAGTGATAGTCGACACGGTAGTCATGCAGCTCGATGCCGTGGGTCTGCCGAAAATAACTCATCACCAGCCCCCAACAGTCGTAATGGCCAAGCACGAACGGTCGCTCGATGAGCGGCAGTTCCCCCCTTGGGTGGATGGTGCGGAGATCGCCTTCCGGCCAACTGATGATATGCCAGGGGAGCAGCGTAGCATCACACTGCGCTTTATCCAGTTCGCTGGGCTGAGTGGTCGCATCCGGATGGCTGTGAACAATACCGATGACCACACCCCAATCTTCTACCTCTGCGTAATCTTCTGGGGCTAGGACGAAATTATCATTCGACTCGCTGGCCAGGTTCCTGCAGGGGAAATAGCGCTCAACACGCCCCCTCTGAGCAAGCAGCCCGCAGGCCTCTCGCGGGTACTCAGACGCAGCATGCGTCTGAATGGCTTTAATCGTTTTCTGGCGCATATCAGCTCCTTATCAACGACGTGCCAGGGAATCCCCCGAACGGTAGCTCGTTGTTTTCACCAAAGCGCAATTTGCACGCCGAGAGCGTCCCATTGCAGACGTCCTTCGAAGGGTCATCGACCGGTTTGTTGTTCTTATCGAAATATTTTGTCCCGGCATAATCACAACCATCGCCGCTGCGGTACTGGTTGCGAATACACCAGGTGCAAATCGAGTGGTATTGCCGGGTAGGAATCATTAGCCCCTGCAGGTCCAGCGGGCTTGATAGGGTGAACTCCACCTCTTCGTCGGTTTCAAGATTTTTGGCATCGATAAAATACAGCCGACGCTTTTCCTGCGTGGGATCTGCGGACGCGTTTCCCTCCGGGAAGTTTTGCGCATCGAGATACTGCTTTTGAGTCTCGTGTATCGTGACCCGCGCCTGCGCCATGTCGTCGTAATACAGACATAGCGCTGTAATTGACCCGTCGATATTGCCTACACGCAGCGTCGGTTGCGCATCACTCCCCGAAGTGCTGGATTCAATCCCTTCCAGCTCGCACGGCCAGGCTTTATATTCGATACCCTGCCACCAGATACTTTTCGCGGGTAATGCTGCTTCATCCCCACCGGCGGCGATGATTTCCTCTGCTGAATGTGGAACGTTATAACCGTGGAAATACAAGACCTCGCCCATATTAAAAGCGCGGCCGTCTATTTCGAACAACCGAATTTCATCACCCGGCTCCAGTTTCTGGTAATTTGCATTCAGACTCATGGTTTAAATCCCTGAATAAAAGTGGCTGAAAGTGAATAATTCCCGCCGCCCATCGGCACGGGCTTATATTGTTCACAACGGAATAGCCCCGCATCTTCAAGCGGCGGAGTCCACTGAAACGACTTTGTACCTGCATGCCGGTCCAGGAACTGTTTTATCGGTCGGATATACTCCTCAGTACCGACAAAACTCAACTCCCATTCTTGTGACCGGGTATTTAATCCGTCCCCTGAAACCTGCGTATACCCGTCACCAAATTCCGCCTTTCTGGTGCGAAACTTCACGGTTTGCGCAGGGTTTACCCGGGGACTCCAGGTGAATATCTCGATGGCCATTAGCGTTGTCCTCTTACGGCGCTCCAGATAGCGCCACCCGGGCGCATATCCTTCGCCTGCAGCTCACGATATTTTTTCTCGACGAACGACCCAATCTGCTGGCCAAACTCTTCAAACCCTGACGTGCTGTCAGTCGAGGTTTTGTCGCCAGAAATGGTGATCCAGACTTTTGGCCCTTCAACAGACGCTGAGGGCTGGCCGGATGCTGTCGCCCGGATGCCTGAAAACTCATCCGCGGCACGCGGCGCAGGTATCATCGGAGCAGCCCCCATTCCGGTGATCCCCTCTGCGCTTGTGCTGAAACCTGTTCCGACAAGTCTTTGAATCGTGGTCAGAAGTGACTGTGTCGCCATATCAATCAGCCCCTTAATGACCGACAGGGCCGGGCCGGAGGACTGTTCACCAATGGCACGGACGCCCAGCGAACCATCAGTCCCTCGGGTCAGTGGCATAATGGCCTCCGGACCAGCCTCACCAAATACCCCCGCGCCTTTGGCAAAGGCGAAGAACTGCGGGGTGTCGTGGATCTGGTTGCTGTAGGCACTTAATGAAGGGGAATCGTAGACGCCACCTTTTGCGTTGAATTCCACCGTGGCTGCAGCGGCTTCATACGATCCGGACGGCGTATTTCCACCTCCTGCCGCACCTGCACTTCCTCCGATCGCACCGCCAAAAGCAGAACCGACCATGCCAAAAATACTCTGCAGTGCACTGGAAAGCGCGATACGCGTGGCAATTTGCGCCAAATCTGAAAGGATTGAAATAGTAAAGCTTTTGAAGCTTCCTTTACCGGTTATGGCAAAGGAAGCGAGGGAGCTTGCCATGCTGTCAAAGGCACTCGTGGTAAAGCTGGCTATCTGGCTGTTTGCATCCCGCGCATTATCTGTCCAGTTCTTCGCCCCACGCCTGAATCCCGCACTGTAATCCTGTTCTGCTCTCAGACGATCCTGCACGCTTTGCTCGGTAATCTGCAGTTCCTGCTGCTTTATCCGCTCCAGATCGGCCAGACGGGCCTGATATTCAGCCGATGTGGTATCGGTAAAATCTTTCTCCAGCGCAATGCGCCGCTGATTAAAGCGGTTAATAATGGCGTTACGGGCTTCTGCGTCGCTAGCTTCCTGTTCGGAAAGGTTGTACTTCTCCAGATTCAGAGCAGCTTCGCGCTGCATAGCCTGAGCCTCTTCAGCCCACTTACGGCTTTCAGCCTGATATTTCAGCGAGGTTTTTCGCAAGACGGCTTCTTTTTCAAGCTGAATATTCGACTGCAGTTGCGCCCGGATCTGGTCCTGCATATTCACCAGGCTTTGCTGGCTTTTGGTCAGGTTTTCACCCTTCAGCCCGGAGAGTTTTTCATTAAAGGCGACCAGCTGTCGTTCGGATTCTGTCAACGTATCAGTGGTCTGCGCCTGTTCTTTCAGTACTGCGTTTCGTTGCAGTGCCTGCTCCAGCATTCGCTGCCCTTCAGTCTCGCCGCTACCAGACTTTTTGGGTTTATCTTTCTTCGTGGCCTTGTCGTATTCATCATTAATCCCTTTCAGGATCCGCTGATACTCCTGCGAGCCGGATGCGTAAATGCTGTTATTGAGTTTTTTTATCGCTGCAGCACGCTTTTCTGCTGCGGTACTCCCGGCATCCATGTAGCTCTTCAGCCCGGCAGCGTTTTTTATACGGTCACTTTGTGCCTCGGCGTATCCTGCTTTGCTTGTAGCGATAAAGCGGCGTGTCTTTTCGTCAAACTCTTTCTGGTCTTTAGTGAGGAGATCGGTCAAAGCAATGGTTTCACCAAGACTTCCGAGTATCCCCCACTCACGCCCAAGATTTTTTAACTTATCAAGATAAGTTTCCGCATGTGCCGCCAGCTCTTTCAGCTTAACGCTTTCCGCATCAAGAGCTTGTTCCATGATGAGCTGCGTTGCTTTCGCTGTTTCCCCTTTATTCGTCAGGCTGATAACCTGTGCGACAATGGATTCATTCAGCGAAATGCCCTGGGCTGTCAGTTGGGCCATCGCATTAAGCGGGTCTCCCTTCAGGGCAGATATTTTGCTGACCAGATCCTCAGCGTTCCCACCGGCTTCAGCGTAGGCTGTCGCAATAGATGCAACTTCATGCAGCAATGCACCACTGAAACCACCGTTTGCCGTAGCGACCACAGCAGAAAGGGAATGTTCTGTACCACCAAGCTGAGCATTGAGGCTTCTCAGTTCAGTGAGAGATAACTGAGCTGACGTTCTCGTTCCGAGTAGCGCCGCATTCAGTTTTTTTGTTTGCTCCTCGGATTTTTTAAACTCGCTGTAAATCATTGAGCCACCGGCAGCAAGCACCGACAGGCCAATACCAACAGGTCCACCCAGCAGACTCATCGCCGAACTAAGCGCCCGGCTGCTGGTCGCTGCAATACGCTGGGTCACAGTAAGCTGGGTATTTGCCGCAGCAGCAGCTTCTGTTGCTGCTGTTAGTGCCGCCTTTCCACCTGTTTCGGCGGCATCAGCGGTCACAACAACCGCTTTGGCGGCTTTTAATTTTTCAAGCCCGCTGGCCTCAAGACGGTTCGCTTCAATGATGGCCCGCTCATTCTTCAGGTGTTCATCCTGATAGCTGACATTCAGCCCGTACAGCTTATTAACTTCGGTTTGTTTCGCGTAATACTCGTCCAACGCAATCGCCTGCTCACGCTGGGCCTGCGCTGCAGCTATCGTCTTTTCAGCGATAGCAGCTTTATTCAGCGCAGACTGCCTTTCGGCCTGTGCCGCCGCAATTTGTGCCTTTGCCGCCGACTCCAGTTCGGCAGCTGCCTGACGGGCTGCATCCTGCTGTGTCTTCCAGCCTCCTGCCGAACTGTCAAGTCGCCCCTTTAAGGTATGAACGGCGGGGATAAGTGCATTAATTATGCTGCTGCTGGCGACATTACTCCCGGCTGCAACTTCATGAAGCACGAAGTTCAGTTGGCCAGCACCTCGGGTGGCACCGGCAAACTGATCATCATTAGCACCCTGCACGCCGATTTTTTTTGCGGCCTCGACGGTTTTGGCTATCGCTGTTGTCAGCTCGTTAGCCTGTGCTGTCGCCTGCTGATTAAATTTTTTACTGGCCTGCCCTGCGTTCTGATATGCCTCGGTAATTTGCGACCGGAATGCAGCTGAATTCAGATGCAGGGCAACCGATAAGCTGGCTACATCACTCATTGTCCTAGAATCCTCATAACATCAGCACACTGCTGGTCAGCAAGAGAAGGGGAATGGCTGGCAGTGGTTTCTGGAGCGGACAGATGAACAGCTTCACCACCGCTCAGGGAGAACCAGGCCTGCCAGTAAAGAAGAATATCTGCAGGAAGACTGGCAATTTTTCGTGGGTCATACTCCCCCATGCGAGCGGCAAGCGAAAAAACCGCCATAAGCCAGGGGGAGTTCATTAGTTTTTTTGTGCTTCCTCCAGCGTACCGTAGCTAAAACGCTGGACCTTGCTCATCGCCTCGGTTATCGATGCATAGGAGCGTGATTTCATCAGTTCCAGCGGAGAAGGCAGGTTCTGCAGGGGAAGGCCATTTTCGTCGACCAGAGCGCTCAGGACCAGCCCTGCAGCTTCCAGCATCAGCCCTCGCGTATTATCGGGACCGGTCAGCTGTGATGCTTTATCTTCAAACTCTGACATCTCAAAGGCGGTAAGACGCCTGATATGGAATTCGCTGCCAAACAATTGGACAGGAACTGCATCACTGTCAGGGGCCAGAAGGCGGGATTTAACGTCATCTTTCATTAGTTACTCTCCATAAAATAGCCACCCGGAGGTGGCTGTCACTTCAATAATGATGTGGTTATGCCCCGCTGCTGTTGGCAGTGCCCCAGGTGATTTTGTTCTGCTTTCCCTGCACGGTGATCTGAATGACCTCACTCGCCGGAGCGGTGATTTCGTTCATCTGCCAGCCGGACAGCGCCAGCAACATCGTCGCCGTCCGCTTGTTCGGTAGTTCAACATACAGCTGGATAGTTTCTCGGGCTTCCGCTGCGTTAAGCAGAGCGGCAAAATCCGTATTGCTCGGATCATCAATAAAACCCAGCGACTTTTCAGGCCCGTCAGGCAGATCACTGATGGATTGTTTCTGCTTATCAAGCAGCGTAGTGCAGTCGACAAAACCTCCAGTCTGCCCCATTGCGCCCAGCGCTTTACAGTTAACCAGCGGCTTCAGAGCCGATGCTGCAGCGCCGGGTTCCCCGTATTTTACGATGGTGCCGGCAGGCAACATCGCATATTCAGGCGAACTCTTATCAGCCATAGTTTTCTCTCTTTTTTATGAATGGTAGCGAACACTACCTGTTTTGAATGCCGTTGCGGATTTCGACCGCCAGGATGCGTAGAACCTTCTGGACGTTGTGATCCAGCGCCGGTCGGATGAATGGTTGAGCCACCTGTTTAACGGTGCCAAACTCCTGCGCAAGTGCTTTCATATGATGCTTTTTACTCGGTCCGACCCGGAGTGTGACAACGGTACTGCGGTACTTAGCTGATCCCTTCCTTGAGCTGATTTTTACACTGTCGCGCATATGAGGGCCGGGACTTTCCTTGTCAAAGCCAGCATGCTGCTTCATATCCTCCTGGACAACCTTTAACGCCTCACGACCGGCATCCCGTAACACCTTCGTCGCGACCTTTTCCCCCAAAGCGGTTAACTGCCGTTCCAGCTCATCCAGCCCTTTCACTTCCATTCGGATCATGATGAGTCCTCCACGTAGTGAATGATGAAATCACGAATCAGGCGGTACTGGATGCTGCGGTTCGTCAGCGTCGTTTTATCCTGTTGGATACCACCACGCTCCACATACTGAACCGGGATACCCTCCAGCTGGCCGTGAACGATTGACTTCCATTCCGACCAGATTTTTTTATCCAGCTGCAGCAATGAGGTGTAATCATCAACACGGTACAGATTCACCTGGATACGGGCAGACACGATCCCCGTCCGCAATGTTCCCGAGTACATTTCCGGGTCAGAGATACGCTGAAAGGTCACCCCTTCCTGGACCGTATCCGGCAGTAAAAGCGGATAAGCATTCATGCCGGTAATGCGCTCCAGCGCGGTTTTAATCGCCAACTCGATCATGTCTCGTATCCCTCTCTGCTTTTATTTCCACCCGGTCAGGATGGCTGCGATCAACAGAGACGACGGTGAAAACCGCATCATTCCACCTTATAAGCCAGTCAATCTGAACATCAGGCCGGGTTCGCAGAGTGAACAGCCAGGTCTCGGCAACTTGCTGTTGATCCAGCGTCCTTATTTTCCGGTTTGATCTCAGCTCCGCTTTTGCCCGAACGGTGGCAACATTAGCGATACTCCCGGAAATAATTTCACCAAGAGGACCGCGGCTTTTTTCCTGACGTTGCAGGATGATGCGTTTATTGAGCTCGCCAGCATGAAGGCTACCCATAATCGTTTCCTGTTTCCGGGCAATTCTTTCAGGCACCCATGCCTGTGCGGAAAGGCTCCAGTAACCAGCGCGCCTGCTTTGGTATTGCACCACCAGCAGAATCGTCACCACGATGTGCATAAAGCCCACCGAGGATCAGCAAGACGGCACTCTGTACAGAAGGTCTGATAACCATGGGGCGTTCTCCAGCGCTTCCGTCTTCTACTGCAGCTACAAGCGCCTGCTCATCCGCATAAAAACGACGATCTAAAAACTCCATGGCCGCATCTTCAGCAGCTGACAGATAGCCCTCAACCATCGTCTTCTCCAGTTCGTCATCCACCCGCAGATGCTCCATCGCTATTTCAGTGTGGATCACTGGCATCGAATTACCCCTTCGTATCAGGTTGTGGGCTCATTTTGTTATCCGGAGCATCCCCCACCAGAGCCACCAGATCATTCGCCTTTAGATCCGCAGCCCGCTGACGTGAAACGGTAAATGCCTCATCCTGTGGTGTACGGAATACATCGCCATCCATAAAACGGCGAAGGGGCTGGACTGAGACCATTCCCGGTGCCGATTCTGCTGTCGCTTCTGAAGAGACTATGGCTTCCGCACTCACTGCTTTCTTAGTCGTTTTCATCACACCCTCTGAATAAAAAAAGGGCCACACAGATGGCCCCGGCTCACAGGTTATGGCGCTGTCACAGTACCGGTGACAAACGCCTCCGGGCGATACACAGCCAGTGCCAGACGCTCTTCCGCACGGATGGTGACCATGTTTTTAACAAAGTCGTCTTCGTTCTCGGTGGATAGCAGAACTTCGATATCCATACGGTCAAAGATTTGCGCCCCCATATTGAAGGCCCCCGTCAGGAAGTTGTTCTGCACCATGGCCTGCGTTTCCACAACAGGGAGACCCCAGATACGTGGAACACCGCCATTGACCGGCTGAGCAATAATGTAACGACCTTCGTTATCTTTGGTCAGTTCAATGCCAGCCCAGTCAATCGGGTTCAGCACAAAACCAGACGCCGGATATTCCGCCAGAACGGCCTGCAAAACAGCCAGACGCAGACGATCAATCGGCGTGGCATTGGACAAAGTGAGTGCAGGCGCAAATTCACTTGCCTGCGGCAAAATACCGAGAATATTCGCGCCGGTACCATCACCACTCAGAAGCTGCAACTCTTCTTTAAAGCGAAGGCCATATTGCGCACGCCCATCGATATAGCTGGCCAGCCCGGGGGCGTCGTCCAGGATCTGACGCGATGCTTTGAAGTGGTGGGCGATGGTGCGAACTGGTGCATTTTTCAGGTCAAACCTGATGTCAGATTTGGGTTTCAGGGCACCTTCCGGAACAGTGTCTGCATTATTCGTAAACCCCGTCTCCTGAACAAATTCAATACCGTTGGATGCGGTATTGCCCGGGATAAGCAGATTACGAATGGTTAGAGTGCGTTCCGGCGGGGCAATAATGCCCTGAACACGATCAGAGACGACCAGGCTGTTAGTTGCACTGACACCCGTTCCGGTTGTTGCCGGCACGTTCATGATGTCTTTCTGCTCCAGCTTCACACGAATACTTTTGCGGGCCGAGCTGTCCATACCTTTATACTCTTCGCTTTCAACCACCAACTGACCGAGTGATTTCCTTTGCGTCGGGGTATCGTCCTGGCGGCGGGCACCTTTTTGCTCCAGTTCGGTCAGGCGCTCTTTCAGCTCGCTGAGCTGACTGAGACTTTCATCTGTTCGTTGCTTAAGCTCCTGAGAGACCGTCTCGCCCGTCTCCATTTTTCGCTTCACGTCTTCGCCAAAATTTTTGACCTGGTCCATAACGGCAGAGAGCTGAGCCGAAATTTCGCCGATGGTTTGCGGCTGGTCTTCAGCCGATTTTTTCTGATACATATCTTTTCCTTAGAAAATTTTAGGGAGAGAAAACTGACACAGTTGCTGGCTCATCGCCGCAATAGCCGATTTGGTTTCGCCGTCTTCGCCCCCGGACTCACTCCGGTCAAGCAGGTATGACAGGCCGCGACAGGCGATCGCCGTGGACTGCGTTTTAGAGAAGCCTGCCTCACGCAGGAGCCCCTCAAATTCAGGTAGTGAAGGAAGATCGCCGTGGGACAACTTCGACTTAATGACGTCAATGCGGGCGTCATCGTTGGCTGGTACAGTGACGATGGAAATTTCGACCAGATCGAGCCTTGTTAATGTGCGGATCCGGGTTTTCTCATCGTAATTTGACTCCCGGACGTAATAGCCAATGGAAAGGCCAGTAATTGCCCGGGTTTTCATGCCCCGCCAGGCGGTTTTTGCGTAAGCTGCGTCATCAAGCCACAGTGCCCCTTCGCCAAACAGACCATGCTTGTCTTCTTTCAGGGTCGAGATATCCCAGTTCCCTATCGGCTCACCTGTCCGGTGCTGCCAGAGCACCGGAAAGGTTCGGCCCTTTGCCCGGGTTTCCTCAATACTTTCAAGGAAAGCGCCCGGTGCAACCACTTCGTTGTAGCTGTCCACCACATCGAAGACGGAACCGTACCCAGAAAAAAGGCCATCATCGCTGACGGCCTTAATATCAAAATCGAATGCCTTTACTTTCATGGCTGCGTTTTTCCGGTACATTCCGGCGTCTCCTCTGATTTAATGCCAAGCCATTCCCGCAGTGCGTTTTTGGCAGATTCACCGTCGCCAGATTTCCCCAGCAGATCTATTGGCAGCAGGTTGGATTGAACGGTAAGTTGATCGGCACCAGGTCTGGGTGGCAGATTTTCTTTCTGTCGGGCTTCATTACGGGACATCAGCCCGTTCTGAGTCATCGTTGAATAAAACGCAGCACGAGCGGCACTGTCCGCACGAAGCAGCCCTTCAATTGAGAACTCAGCGAAGTACCGATTGCGTTCACCTGGCGCCAGAAGATTTTTACGGATGGCCTGCTCGATGCGGGTCAACCAGGGGCGAAGAGAGAAAGTCAGAAAGCCAATCAACATCTGCTCCACCCCACTCCCCCACATCGTCTGCCCCTGGGCGTTATGACCAATCAGCCCCGGCCAGACCCTGAACCAACGGCAGATATCCTCAATATTAAAAGCCCGGGTCTGGAGCATCTGGGCATCCTCCGGATTCATAGCCACAGGAAGAAACTTCATTCCAGCTTCCAGCACCATCATTTTCCCGGTATTCATCGATCCAGCGAATTGTTCAGTCAGGCTGTCCCGCACCTCGTTTCTTTGCTCTTTCTTAAGGACTTGCTCCATAGAAAGGATGCCGCTTGGGCGCATACCGTTTTTAAATACCTTCGCGCTGGCTTCATCCGTTGCCATTGCCATCCCCAGGGTCTGGCGGGCATAACTCACTGGCGAGAGACCCATCACGCCATTCGTACTGAATGCGCGGATATGCATCATGTTCTGTTCTTTAATATTCCGGGTTCCGCCGCCTGCTCCATCCCGATAGGTATAGATGGGCTCACCCTCGCGACTTCGTTCCACCTTCATACGCTCAGGCCGTAGTGGTACCAGCGCCGTAATACGCTTTCCGGTACGGTCAATCTCGGCATAAGCATTTCCCCACAACAACAGGCTGGCCATTATCATTTCCCAGAATTCCACCGCCGTCATATCAGCATTGGGCTGATTATGCAGAAGCTCATAGAGCGGATGTTCATTTGCACTCTGACGCCCGTCGGATGTTTTTTCATAAAAGCCAACCGGCAGCGTGGCGATGGTTTCCGATAACAGCCTGACACATGACCAGACAGCAGACAGCTGAAGCGCCTTATCAACGGTGACGGTTTTGCCCGCCGCCGATTCACCGCCAGCCCAGGCTGACCAGAATTCTCCGTCCGTCAGTGATATCGGCATACCGAGCCACCGGCGGACGGCACTTTTTATCCGACCGGGTTTCTTCTCTTTATTCATGGTGACTCACACTATGATTGGATTACTGAAAAAATCATCGATATCGCCAGAGTCGTCCTCGTAACCTTCAGCAGCGCCGATCGCCATAGCGCTGGCTACCACACCATCGATACGGCCCGTACTCTTCTTCTTGGCAAAAATGCGATTTTCTTTCTGGTCTGCCTCAGTCACCGCTGAAGCAGCGTTCCAGCGCAGACAGGGGTTGGTTTTGATAATGACGATGCTGTCATCAAGCAACTCCTCGAAGAGTTCAATGGAATGTGGCATCCACAACCCGGAGTCTTTTGCCTTGTAATAGCCCTGCGCGTGAGGAATAAGCGGGACAGAAACTGATGCCTCCTCCAGCTCAGGTTCAAGGTACTTAATACGGTACTGGTCAAAGGCAATCGCAATGATGTGAAATTGCTGTGAAAGATCGGCTATTCGTTGAGCGACAAAACCATATTTCACTGCCTTTCCCGGCGTGGTGTGAATATGGCCATCACGAGCCCAGGCGTCATAAGGTACCCGGTCGGTTTTTGCCCGATCGAGCAACGTCTCTTTTGGTGTCCAGAACTCCACCAGCAGTTTCCGCTGCTTAGGGAAAAATAGCGCCAGCGCGGTCAAATCACGAGAACCAGAAAGGTCCAGACCGCCGTAACACTCCTCACCTTCCAGTTCGTCAATGTCGAAAGCTTCTTCGCATCCCATCCAGACGTCGCTGCTCATCCATGGATTATCGGCATCGACCCACTGGCAAAAATTAAGCCGGCGAACAATGCTCTCTTTCGATGGCATGCCCCGGGCCTGAGTGACCTGCTCCCGAAGATAGTTTTCGTCAAAGGTATGTCCCAACGATGGGTTAGCTTTTTTCCAGCAGGTTTCATCCTTGAAAGGATCATCTCCCTCATCCAGAGAACAGATAAAGGAGAAGAAGCTATCATCTTCAATCGAGCCTTCAGCGACCTTTCGCCCGTACTCATGGTAGTCAAAGCAGACGCTGGTTTTATCGTGGCCGCTGTTGGTTATCATGAAAATAAGAGCCTGCCGACGCCCCTTAGTACCGGCTCGCATCATTTCCACGACCTGGTTACTTTTGTGCTCATGGACCTCATCAATGAGCGCACAGTGGGGACGAGGTCCCGACTGACCATCATCAGAACTGATTGGACGAAAGAAGGAGCCTGCCTGCAGAAATGCCAGATTCCACTCTTTTCCCGCACCGCCTGATTTCTGGATGCGCGCGGAAAGCGCCGGCGATTGATCGACCATCGCTACCGCATCACGGAAAAGAACCATCGCCTGGTCCTTCTTCGTCGCCGCGGCATAAACTTCAGCACGCGGCTCTTTATCCGCTGTCAGGCAGTAAAGACCGATCCCTGCAGAAAGCGGTGATTTGCCGGAACCTTTCCCGGACTCCACATAAACCATGCGAAAGCGTCGATATCCTTTCGAATTTTTCCAGCCAAAAATGGAGCCAACAATGAAGCACTGCCAGGGAAGAAGAACAAAAGGGGCACCTTCAAAATCACCACCATTAAGCTTCAACACTTTGGCAAAATAATCAATTGAACGCAGTGCCGCCTCAGCGTCCCAACTGAGCCCACGCGCATGGCAGGAATCCAGATCCTTAAGATGACGCTTGCAGGCATTACGAATGTCCGGCCCCGCCAACTCTTTTCCGGAGGTCACGTCCAGCGCGTACTGCGTGGCCGGATCAACCGAAGAACTTGTCGAGCGTGTCCTCTTCGGGGGTTTCGCCATTAACTTTCACCTTCGTCCTTGCCGCCGGCGTCAGACCGAATTCTACCAGGTAGCTTTTAAAACGACGGTCGGCATCAGCCAGCATTGAAACCGCCGGATTAGCCTTAATCAAAAAACCGCCATCGGTCTGGACGGTATAGGTTCTGCCTTCCACCGCAATCGTGTCACGCAGTTGCAGGATGTCGGCATAGATATCGCAGAGACGTTCAAGCGCCAGCGTATCCGCGACGGTGAGAACCCCCATCCCGTCAAGAAGAACAGTCAACCGTCCCCAGGCTACTTTTCCCCAGTCAGTAAGATGGGCCGGAGGACTCGGGATTTCTTTCGCTGGCGTGGGTTCCTTATCGTTGAGTTTTCGTTTGCCCGGATTGCCGGTAACCACTTTGAGGTGTGTCGGTTTCGGGCGTCGTCCGGCCATCAGAACCTCCAGGAAAAAAACTTTTCATTTCGCGGTTGTGCACACAAAGGACAAGCGGCGGTCATTTGGGGTCAGGGCGCTGAAGTTTAGATCCCCCCTCCCCCCGTAGGACCATCATCATTTGAACCAGTGGGAATTCGGATCAAGCGGCACACCGCTTTCATCGCAACCAATGACGGTGCCACGCTTCTCCATTCGCTGTTTCGTTGAGTCATGATGAGATTTGCAGAGTCCCTGCCAGTTTTTTCTGTCCCAGAAAAGCTTTTGAGCTACAGCGATTAACCTTAGGTCGCAAGAAATCAGCGCATCTTTAAGCTTGTGAGGAATAATGTGGTCAACGACTGTAGCGGCAGTTGTTCTGCCCTGTTCACGACACATCACACACAGCGGATGCTTACGCAGGAATGACAAACGCGCCTTATCCCATTTGTTGTTATATATACGGGGCCTATTATTCATCCTCTACCTCATTAGTAGTGACCTCAGGATGCCGTTGACTCCGCAATACCATCCGCCCGCAGCACATTCTCCGGGAGACGTTCTGCCAACGGTGCATTCTCAAATACTTTGAGCCCGTACTGACCAACCCAGGTACTTTCCTGCCCGACGCTGCCAGAAATGAAGTCCATAACTTCATTGAGAAGCTCTTTGACCAGCGCCTCCGTACCAGTCCGCCAGTGGCCTTCAATGGCCACTAGGAGAGGATCGGAACCGTTGGCGATACTTTGCTTGCCTACCGAGTAGGTTTTCTTTTTCGCCTTATCGGTCACACACTGCAGCTGTGTTATCAGGGCCAGATCAGCAATCGGAGTTGTATCGCGCACTTCGATAGTCATTGTGGCCAGCTTGTTACCTGATTCAGCATCAGTGGATGATGCGTAGTACATTGAAATAGTTAAATCATCACGACTGAACATGATTAATGGCTCCGGTTACGGTTGCGATTTTTATTGCGGTTACGCTGATGGCGCGGTGCGGTTTCGGCTGGCAGGTGCTCGCCTTCGAACGCTTGCGCTTGCGCTGGCTCTTGCGGTTGCGGTTGAACGGGAACCAGCCCCTCGGGAATTTCACCACCTACCTCAAACTTGAGATGCGGTTCTTTCCCCAGAAAATGGCTGAAGTTCAGGCCCGATAGTCCTGTATTGAGCATCGAAATCCCCTCAACATCAACGGTAACGAGTTGGCCATCAACGTATTCAATTTTTAAATTCTTCATCGTGTTCTCTCTGTTGCGGTTTTCGTTCTGTGGCACGGCCAGCACAACGATTCAAAATTGGAATCGTCATCAGTACCACCGTGGGCTTTTGGGCTTTTGGGATTTTGTGATCTACGCTGGCGGCTTTGGTGGCGATGCCGTTACGTCGACAGTTCTGGCAAAGATATTTGTCGCGCACGAGAATTCGGGCACGAATGAGGCACGAATGATTTCCCAGGGACGACCGTATCCGCGTTGCTGTCGGCTTTTTCCGCTCTGATGGTTACGCCAACCATCGCCAATGTGTTGCTGCCGGTGGATCTCACAGTATCCACTGACATCATTCGTCACTGCCGCGCATCCTCTGTGCCGGCAAGGTCGTTTAGCTCGTGGAGGCATACTCATCCTCAAGCATGAATTTGGAGAGAGTTAAAGCGGCACTGTCGATGGGAAACTCTGAAACTGGCAGCGATGCGAATGACAAATCGTCATACTCAACCACCACCAGCTTCCCTCCTACGTATTCAATTTTTAAGCTCTTCATCATGTGGCATCACGAATACCAAAAGCCCCGCAGATGCGAGGCTACTGGTTAAACATCAGGATGTTACTGTGAAACCTCAGCATGTAAGGTTATAGCTCGGCCCGTCCGTGGTGGGACACAGACGAACATGTAATGGCAGAAAATTGGCTGATTAGTTCTGCTTAAGGAAATGAAATGGCAATTAATTTACCAATATACTTTATGAACGACAGCGGGGAACTTTCAACTACACCGCAACCAAAGGCTGTACCCGTGATAGCTGTTACATTTGCTGCAGCTGACAAAGATAATCATTACCACATGCCGAGCCCCGAGAAACATCAATCAGTCATGGTTCTGATCGATACTGGTGCTACCGCTTGTTATATCGATAATAATTTTGCTGATGAATTAGAACTCCCAGTTACTCGAGAAATACAGGTACAGGGAGGAACTTCTACAATTAATTCAACTTCTCGAAGGGCTATTATGAGCCTAACATTGGACGGGCGCCTTTTTTCTCAAGAATTTCATGCAACACCTTTAGTTGATAATGGGCGTCATTTCAAAGCAATTCTTGGAATGGAGTTTCTGCAACACTGCACATTCACGCTTGACTACAAAAATAATAAATTTGAGTTATTATTTAACAGTTAAGCCATACTGGCAGAAATACAACTCTAGTTTCCGAGCTCCCTTCCCCCAACTGCGGCTTGTTATCACATGGTACTTGCCGCTGCCCCTGAATATTAACCATCCTAAGAGCTATAATTTCTGCCTCCTTGTTACATATCGCATCTCCCTGCATTTTAATGTGCTGGATTAAGGTCATACTGTCCTCAGTAATCCCCTATCAGGGATTTTTGATTATGTTACCCCTTGGCGGGGACAGAGGTTCTCACCGATTCGTAAATCCGCTCACAGGTCATTCCTGCTGTGTATCGTTCGTCTGCAATTGCAGCATAAGCCACGGGGGTTAACTCCCTATGCGTAACAATCGAAGGCACATTGTTATAGCCATTAAAAAAACTACCTACGTGGAGTGCCTCCGAAATGTGGCCTTTCTGATGGCTATGAAAAAGGCCGCAAAAGAGATGCGGCCTTTTGTCATGCACAGTTATCGATTAAATAAACTCTCAGGAGCCATCCGGGAGAGATTTATCCAAACGAGCAACTGACCTCCGACAAACTGGTGTTGGGGACGGAGGTGCAATGATAGTAGTGTATTTCATTTTTTTTCATACTAACGAACATATAATTATGGCAGTTCGTCTTTTTAACCGACAAATGCCACTAAAATAGTCTGTCCAGGCAGATGATTATCCCGCCAAGGGTTAACACACTCACGCAATGAAAATCTTTGAAGATGTCGTTAGCTGATTTACCCGTCGTCGAAAGGTGCAACGGCCCTGACCTAACGAGATTAGCTTTAGTCGTGCGTTGTCATCTACAACGAAGTAGCCTCAAAAAAATAACGGTTATAAAGCGAGCTATTTTCTGTCCTGAGGTGTATGGTTAGCAATCACTAACGAGGATAAAAACCATGTCGATGCTCAAAGACAAAATACGTACACTTAGACCTGTAAAAAGCACCTGTCCTCACTGCTCTCGCCAGTCAACACATAGCCTGTCGAGAATAAAAAACGATATAACATTGATCTGCCCATACTGCGGAAATATTTTCCTACCCTCAGAAAGTAAACCTATAAAGTAACTGATTGACTGCTTTTCTGAAGCTTAAGTACACTCTTAGGCTTCAATAACCGAAACAACTCAGCAATCAGCATCAGGGCGCGCTACAGCCCGTATCCAGCGGACTGCAAAAATGACGGCTCACTCCTTTCAGGCGACTCATTCGCTCAAAATCATCAGGAGTTAACTTGCGAGAGCACTTTACGGTGCTGCCATCCTGCGGTTCAACAGCACTCATTTATTCGCCTTTTCAGTTTGTTATGGACAATTGGTCAGGTCCGATTTGCTGTGCACAAAATATCTCGCTTGGTCTGCTTGTCCAGACATTGATATCGTGTCAGTCAGATAGATGATTCTCCCCCAGTAGCGGAAGGTTTCAACGACAAACGGAGCGAGTCTATTATGTCATAAAAAAGCCACCCAGAGGTGGCCACGGCTGATAAGGTACATTTTCAACAGGATCTTTATGGGAAAAACCAGTAGACCAGATTGAACATTGACGCAATAAATGAAAGGAAACTGATGAATGCAAAGAAGATTGCAATTATACCTGGCTGTCCCATCATATAACTAACAACTTCTTCTGAGTATGGTTTCCCCCTTTCCTCCGCCGCTTTGAGCTCAGCCCTTGCCTTTGAAAGTTTTCGCTCCGCCGTAATATGGCATAAGTATCCAAATACCAGAGCGATAATTAAAAAAACTATGAAGCCAGTTAACGTATTCATTAAACTAATCCTAAGTTTATGGTAAAGCACATTATTTTCTCACCCTACTATAAGTGATTGTAATGGCATAGCATAACAAGCTCTGTTTACCCCTACCTTTTTCAGTAGGTTTTGGACTTAGGGGCTATTCATTATCTTAATAAGGTTGATCTACTCAATTTCGCTGAGGGTTAACCTGTACGGTAAAGCCGTCCTGCTGTTTAGCTTCACTCATTTTGTAGCCTTTCGTTTCGGTTCGGGCAATTCGCTATCACAGACTTGTTGTGCGCTAGGATGTCTCGCTTCGTCTGCTTGTCCAGCGCGTCGATATCGTGGTCAGTCAGGTAGATGATCCGCGCCCAGCTGCACGCGGTATCAACCACCACTGGGGCGGGTAAATCTTTCGCGCAACTCGCGATCAACATCGTCATCAGGCATATGGCTAACAGTCTGCTGTACATTGCTGGCCTCTCTGGTGGCTTCTTCTTTCCGTTCCGCCACGGCGACGCGGGCAGCGGCATTATCTTCGGTTCGCTGCTGTTCGGCTTTGGTTTCCGCCTTGCAATTCCCGCGGGCATGGCCTAACCCAAATGCGCCAGCGATAACGGCCAGCAACGCAGTTGCCAGACCAATAATCATTTCAATGCCCATAATTACCTCACACCAGTACTGATTTAGCCTGGTTAAAGAGCGCACGGCGTTTATCCAGACCGTTGCGGCCACCGTTAATAAGCAGGGTTACGCGCTCAACATCACCGGAATGAAGCAGGCAACCGTGGGAGACATAAAACCATGCGGCCGAACGTGCTGCGTAACCATCTCGCTCCAGCAGCTCAGGCTGGGTAACAAGGTCAAGCTTCAGCGCCTGTCCGCAACTGCGATAGTTGCTCAAGCCCGTAACTTGTTTCAGGCCTCGACCTCGATATTTCCAGCCATCACCAGCAACCTGATTACCGAGATTCTTTTTGCCCCACTCGCCCCCATACACCAGATTCGCGATTGCTCGCTGATTAGCTGGTTGTGTTGCCGTTCTGCCGAGTGCGGCGGCCTGCTGAGCGGTGATACGGTGTTTACCGAACGTAGGCACAAGGCTATCTGCTGCATAGTTCAGATTTTCCACCAGTCGGGTAAAGCCTCCGGACTCGTGTCCCATCTGGGCAATAAACATCGACTGGTCGAGTGGAGTTGTGATGCCGAATTCTTTCATCACAGCATCAATATGCGGAAACCAACGCGCAGCTAACCCGGCGCTGATGCCGGCCGCCTTCTGGAATTGTGATTTGTTCATCAGTGCCTCAGTGCATCAACCAGACGCGCCACATTCCCTCTGAACCAGAGAACCGCGCCGCAGATAAGAATGTTCGCCAGCACCACCAGCCAGTGTGACGACTCGTACAGGCCAAACAGGAAACGGAAAGGGATGCTGGCATAAACCAGCACAGTGAAGTAAGCCATCAGCGATATCATGGGGCGGTGTCTTGACCCGTCGCGTCGGTAGAACATCAGCACAACAACAATTACAGCGCATATCACCGCATTGATGATTGCGCTCGGATCACTTGTTACCATTGCTTGTCCCTCCTCCACGTAAGCGAGAGAGAATCCCAAAGAGGCTACCCAGGTCCTGACTGTTAACGAACGTCAGCAACTTAATGGCTATGGCTGCCACGATTACAGCACCGAGTGCATCAAGCGGCCTGTCGCTGTAACCCGTCCACTTTGAGAAGTACGCCCCCAACAGAGGAGCGCCAATCACACCGAATATGAATGAAGTGATGAAGTAGCCCACCAGCTTAATGCGGCTAATATTCACTGCCGTTGCGACATAGAACACCGCACCAGCGAACGCACCAAACACCACGCCATAATCAATGCCAGTTGCCAAGCCGAATAGGCTGGCGCCGAACAGTCCACCAGCCGCTATCGTTGTGGCAGAAACAGGATCGGACATTTAACCCCCTCTTATTGCTGTGAGTCCTCTCAGTGCGAGGGGAAATTAGAAAGGCCGCCAGATGGATTTTCGATAATGCACAATGTGAATGACGTTCTGGCGGCACAAATGAAAAGGGCCACGCAAAGGCGCAGCCTTGTGTGTTTGTTTTTCGAACTGATAGAATGGAATTCCCATAATCGAAAAAGGATTATTCAGTGAGAAACGTAAAAGTAAAATGCTCTCAAGGCGGAATGCCAATATATAACGCGATGGAAAAGATTTCCGATAAGATCAGGAGTCAATACCCCGATGTGACTGGTAGACCGACTTACATCAATGCAAACGAAAAGGTTGAGTTCCACTATACTTCGCTTGACGGGAAGACTGATTTAAATCATTTGGCAAATCTCTTAACAGAAGAGCTATCCAAGGACAGTCTAATTGTTGAAAGTGGCGTCAAAGTTATCCGTGACGATAAACACCCGTCAGCTTACGGCCATGGTGTGATTGTCGTATCATTGGTGAAATAAAAAAACTACCGACATTAATAAGTGGTTTGAGTTAGCACCGACCTCTCAGCCGGCATGGTTAGAGTCCCAGTCCTAAGCCGAAGTGACCAACTTGGCGGTTAATTTTTGGGAGCCGCCTCTTCATTCCCAAAACAGAATTTCAATCAAATCTACATGCTGAAAAGAAATGAGTCAACGAAAGCGCATAACAGAAAACCCCGCCGGAGCGAGGTCTTAATATCTTTAACGTCATGGGCGAATTAACCCATCGTTGGAACGAGATTAGCCAATTTCCGCCACGCTTGCAATAGCCTGCTGCAAAATCATCTCGTTACTTTCTCGAGAATCTTTTCTGCGAAAGATTCCTCGACGTGGCAATACTCCACCAGACGATCAAAGAACAATTTGAAGTTTCTTCGCCAAGTAGTTTCGGTCACGCCAAGAGCCTTGAATACCTCCGTGTCTTTTAATCTGGGATAACCGCGGCCAGTGCAGCGGGGGCATTGCTTAAATACCGGGAGCCCCTGAAGCTCTGATTTTTTCTTATCCAGTACCTCACCGCGGCCCCGGCACCGACATTCGTTTTTGAGTTGCCCTTTTCCATTACATGCTTTGCAGATTACCCTCACCTGCTCACGAACGGCCTTAACTTCTTCCCAGTCCGATGGCGAGATCCCCTTAGTTACTTTTACCCATTTCGGAGGCTTTCCGTCCGGATAAGTCACTTTGTTGGTGAACACCTCGGCGTCAATAAAACCAGATCCAGCGCAACTGCTACATGTCACTAGGCTGGCAGCGCTAAGCGAATAATCCCGGAACACGTAACCAGCCATTACACGCAAGAACTCCGTGCGCTGCTGTTCCTCCATCGCCTGCAGGGGTCGGTTCCTGCCGGCGCGTTGAATGGCGAGTTCGCCAATGAAGGCAATTATGTTGTCAGGTTCCTGAACACCGGCTTTTGCAAGGTAAAGCTCGATACCTATCGCTGATTTTGATGTTGCCAGGCCTAACGCGGCCATGACATCGGTAATCGTCAGGGTCTCAGACGTTATTCCGCATGGCACTGCACCGGGCATCATCGATTTTGGTGAGAAAAATTTTGGTAATGCTTCAAGTTTCACAATTATGCCCCTGCTTTCTGATTGCGGATTTGGTTTCTGAGGATGCGATATGCCACCGGGAACGACCCGCGATAGCGGACGATGTTCAACCGTAACCAGCGCTGGCGGATACATTCAGTTGTCTTCATTTTCATGCTTTTACCAGCCCTTCTTTTTTCCATATGGCCAGCGTTCTGAGCACACCTTCTGCATGCATCAGGCGCAGTTCGTCATAGGTGTAATCGGTTGTTTTCTTCCGTCCGTCGATCAAGTCGTGGCAACAGTTGCAGGCGATAGCCGCCTGAGTATCGTCAGGTTTGCACCCGGTGCCACAGGTGCCTGCCAGTCGGTAATGCGCCAGAACACTGGTTTCCGGATTGCCATTGCAGTACCCGGGGATCCGTACCGTACATTCGCGGCCTCGGGCCGCTTTGCGAAGGTTCGCCATACTCACTCCCACATCCTGTTGCGCCAGCGGGAGTCTGGCCGCGGCGGATTTTTGTCCTCCACCAACTGCACGCTGACGGTCCATGTCATAAAGTCAGGGTTTAAGCTTCGTTCGACCTTTACGCCCCGCTGACGATATCTCGCTACCAATTCTTCGGCCTGCTGCGTTGTGCATTCGAGATGGTGAAACCATGAATATTTCATCGGCATCACCCCGCGAAGCTTAAAAGCTGGTTTGCGGCGTTCTCGACTTCCAGCGGGCTGTTGAACGAGCGAGAGAGGATCCACCGCCAGAGAACATCGAGCGATGCTTTGTACAGTTCCTGAAATTCGCATTCGTCCATGCTGGCGAAAGAAATGCTACGAGGGTGTTTTTTCAGCGTGCCGTCCGGCAGCTGTATGGCGTCATAGTGGCCAGCTTCGACAATGACCCACGCCCGGTAGGCGTCGAAAGATTTGCAAATGCTGATACTACCGGCACGTTTCTCGGCTACGCGATCGAGGTATTGTTCTGCGGCATCAAGCAGGGCTGATTCGTTACCGCCATAGGCGGCTAGAAAACTGGCGTAGCCATACACAAGCTTGCGCTCATTGGATGAGATCGATCCGCCGGTAGGTTCCCAGTAGTCAAAGCCGAGATTGAGTAAAGCAAAGTAGCGGCGATGAAACGCCGGATTGCGGACAAGCTTATAGTCGGCTTCCAGAACGGCGCCGAGCTTACATTTTGATTGCAGAAAATCGCTGGTCTCCTGCGTTGCAGGGATCAGGATACCTTGGGACTGTTTTATCAGGTGTAATTGTTGCGCCATGGTTTCTCTCCGTGGCGCAGTAGGTTAACGGTTGTTCAGGCCGTTGATTTCATATTATCAGAAGGTGGAAAAACTCGGTAGCCGAGTCGTTCAGCAAACTTCATAAATCCGTTTAGAGTAAATATTTCTTCATCGGGCAATAATGGACGCATTGAAATTATGCCATTAGCCCTGTAAATCAGATGCCTTCCTTCGGCCGGGAAGCTACAAATAATGGCGCCATCCGATCTCCTGACAACATCGTACCAGGAATGATTAGTAGGAACCTCAATACCATCAGTCACATTACCCCCTGAGCGACACACTGACGCACTCATGAAAACGGGCGGCAGCATCAAGGGTAACGCAAATGCGATGCTCTGGGAGAAAGGCCGCCGCCAATAAAAATACTCAATAAAACCAGTCGTCGGCACTTTCCCACGTTTCCTGCAGGATTTGCTCTATGCGCTTTTTATCACCATCAACGCCGCCCAGAACGGTCAACCCGTCAGTGCTTGAGCGTCTTATATTTAGTTTGCAGCCTTCATAGTTTTGATGAAGACGGCGCAGCAATTCGACTTCAAGGGCGGGAATGGCCCCTTCTGGCAGTTTTTTAGTCTTGTCGATGGTTACTTCGATTCTCATAGTATCACCTCGCTCGATGCACTGTATAAATAAACAGTACACCTAACTCATTGAATGAGCAATATCTTAAGAGCACAAAACGTTAATTTTTATCAGTCATGGGAAAACAAAACCCACCGTAGCGGGTTGAATCTATGGGGTTTTTTAGTCATGTTCTCTAAAGAGAGACAGAGTCTTAGGTCACAGTAAACAAAAATCGCCCAACTCATGAGTGGTAAAACAAGTCATATTGACGAGACCTTATATGATTACGTAATGGCCAAATTTAATCGAGCAGTGACATCAAAACTGTTCGATTAAAGTAGTCGGGCAAGCGTGCGACACTCTTCGAATGTTATCCTTAGACAAGCTCAAGGTAAAAAATGTCTAACATAAACAATTAAATTAAATCCGATTTGATTAAAAAAATCGTTATAACTAACTTAAACCTCACTACCTTTAAGAAAATCATTATGAAAAAGCATGAACTCGTAATCACCGCCTTTATTTTTAACCAGTTCAATTTCAAAATCTGGCCATGGGTACTTATAGCGCAAAAACAAACACTTTGACTCAATATCGATTAGTTTTTTAAGGCCAAAAGAAAAACATCCAACAATATTATCATCCTTAAACTCTCTGGCTATAACCAATGTACTTAAATTCTTATTCTTAGAGCACAAGTTTAGATATGCGCGGTTGAAAACCACCTCATTTCCTCGTGAATCATTTGCCATGATAAATCCTCAGTCATCCCTAAGTAAAAGACTTAAAAATCAAGTAACAGAAGGCTCCGGTACTTGATGGTTCCATTTTACAGGAGACAATAGCAGCTTTAATGGAGTAAAGATTCAACTATTTTCAAATTGAGAAGTTTCCAAATCATTTAAACTAAAGCACATATTAATAAGCGCACCACATGAATTTAATTCAACAATTTCAGATACAGTTGCAATCTCAGCTTTTTAATACATCATGCGGCTGCGTCCCTTTTCTGACATAACTCAGGAAAATTGCCCATCACCAGTACCTCAACGAACGGTGGCGGCACAAAGTTGCCGAAGCGTGCTAACAGAAAGAAAAAAACCGCAACAGCGGGTTTATACAACGACCACCAGCAGCAGACCTTCCAGCTCAATGACACGCTTGCAGGTGTCTTCCAGTAAAGAGTCCATCATTTCACCTCCTGTGGAGCGACTGCGAGCATTGCGGTGCGGCGTTCCTGTAACTCACACAATGCTCTTACTATCTGGCTGCATTCAATAACCTCTGCCTCTGAAGCGGATTCAGCCATAACCTCGAAGTGTGATTTCATCGCCAAGGATAGTGACTCTAACTCTTCATGCGTTAAGCGCTCATTAATCATCAATACTTCTCCACTTAATGCCTGCATCTGTCATGGCTTTCTCGTAAATAATCGCTGTTTTGGCGGCAGTATAATGCTTCCAGATAGTAGGGATTACGACCATGCGTGCTGTCGGCGCTGGCTGCGCGTTGCGATAGAGCGGTGTAGAATGTAGACCTAATATCCCCTCAGCATTGGCGACATAGCTGCCGTCGGTGGTTAATTGGTCACCAGTGCGGGCGTGAACTATCCACGCCACCGGCTCGCTGTCCATTGCGGCCAGCGACATGCGAGCCAGAGCCTCAGCCTCTTCAACTGGCAGCATTACGTTGCTTCCAGCTCCATAGGTTTCACGCCATGATTTAATTTTTTCCAGACGTTCTCTGTTTAACTGGTTATTGGTCATTGGTTGGCTCCTTACACTGCTAGCTGCAGCTGCATGTCGAACCGGTCTCGCTGCTCGCAATATGTAAGCGAACCGGGGCTATTATGTAATTCAATGCGCTCCACCATCAGGGCGGCACGAGTCTCTTTTGATGCTGGCGAGTAGGCACCAGACCAGGCTTTATCTATACCAATATTGCGGGCGACATTCGTGCTATCGGCGCTCGCCAGCGGGAGCTTTGTGAAAATCAACGGATTGAGCATGCGCAACCCGTGAAGCTTGGTTATCGGCTGGCCGTGTTCATCAATCACATGCCTGATAAGGTCTTTCATTCTGGCGACTGCAAGGTTTGGCCGCTTAACGTCGTAATCGCCGCAACTGCCTATCGCCACCCGCGGATACTCGTTGCATAACCTGATAAACCGCTCATCGCTTTCGTTCATGTGCCAGACAGGAACACCGAAAAACTCCCCGTGCGGCCATTCATCCAGAAGTGCTTCGTTCTCTTCCTCTCCCCCGTCAATAACGTCAGGGATAATGGCGAAATCAAAGCCGGGATGATTTTTCCAGCGGGCGACAAACCCGTAGTAATCGCTCCAGTCGATTTTGTTTTTCCCAGCTGCTTTCCATGCTGTGAATGCGCCATTATCGAGGGCGAAGGACTGGCAATATTCAGATGCCAGATTTATCTGCCCGGAGTGCGCGAAACTTATGAAAGCGTGACGCGCTTTCCACGCTTTCATTGCGCACGTATCCGGTGTTATGGGCCCACCGTGATAGTGAATCATGAATCACTCAGCCTCCACCTTGATGCCAGCGGCGGTAAGTATCCTCTCCACCTGCGCCTGATAACCCTGACCACCTGCGCTAACTGCCTGTGGCAGCTTCACGGTGACGGTGCGGCACTCGCCATCCAGCGGCGGAAGGTCTGGCATTGTCACGCCAAACAGATCCGCCAGTGCACGATAGTTAAGCTCGCTGTGATAGCGACCTTTGCAGCGGACCAGCTTCTCGGCTGCTGCGTTGATGGTCTGCGCCTTCTCCAGTGCCTCAATGAGTTGATCAGTGTATTGCTCAACTTCAACAGCCAATTGGCACAATTCATCGTTAGGTGCGCAGGCAATAAGTCTGGATAAACGGTGAATATTTGCGTTTTTTTGTACGCTTGTCAGTTCGGTGATATCAGTCATCGGAGTTATCCTCGCAGCAGTAGTGGGCACCGTCCGGGTCTGTGCTTTTGAAGCCGCAGATATCACATTCAATTTCGTCATGGGCTTCCTCTTCGCATTCGTGACTTTCCGGATCGTCGGTTTTGTAATAACCGCCGCACAAGGCGCAACGAGCATCAGGAACTTCATCATAATTCGTGGTCCCGATAATCATTTGGCGGCTCCTTCACGAAACTTTTCCAGCATCTGATCGGTGGCCGTGCACCCAAATTCGGAGCAATTAAACCCACCGCAGTTTTTACACGCGGTACCGCCAAGCACCCATTGCAGGGCTTTTGCATATTCACCGCTGGCATTTTCAAGGGCTTTGGTAATTTCTTTGCGTGATTTGAGACGTGGCTTTGTTTCGCCCAGCACAGCACGCTGACGCCTGGCTTTTTCATGGCCTTTAGTGCCTGCGGTCGCAGCTTCGATTTCTGCAACTTTTTCGCGCTGCTTTTCAGGTGGAAGCGTGCCCAATTGACGCGCCTGGGTAACGGTAACAGCACCGGACTCCACCGCTTCCCGGACGGCCTGGGTGGCATCGAGAAGGGACAGCGTTGCACGAACGGTCTGAACGCTGCATCCAAACAACACCGCAATGTCGTCCTCATCGAGCCCGCGGTCTAGCGCATCTGACATTTTTTTAGCCCGGCCCAGCGGTGTATCAGGTCGGCGGATTTCGTTTTCGCTGACCATGTACTTAGCCATCTGATTTGCGGTTCCGCGCTTAACGACTCCGGGAACAAGCAGTGGCTCCCTGCCTTCTTTCAGACGGAGTTTATTTGCCTCAAGCGTATGTTTAACGCGCTGACGGCCTGCAACTACGCAGGTGAGCCCTGTTTCAGGGTCTTTCCAGACAATGATCGGCTCAAGTACACCCAACTCTGCAATGTTCAGTACCATCCCTTCGTCGATCGGCAGGTTGATACGTTCATCGTAGAGAAGATGGGTTTTATCGGTAACAAGATGCAAACTTTCAGGTTCGAAATTGAGCACGTTTGTTTTGCCGCTGGCGCCGTATACGTCGATTGAATTTTTAGCCATGCATAGCCTCCTGAACATCTAAGACGCGTTGAAATACTGGGGTGCCGAGTAGGCTATAATTCAGCCCGGTAACCGCTTTTGGCGCCAGTCCATACCGTTTCATGTCGAAGTCGATAACGGCGCGCTGGTCGCGAAATAAACCCGATCGCCCGTGGCGAACAACCTCACCGCTGGCCGCCGCGTCACGAAAATACTTCAGGACGGTATCGCGGCTCAGGCCCAGTTTTTTCATTGCTTCGGTGGTCGTCAGGCGCCCTTGATGCTTAGTGATACGAATCAATGCGTTGACATACTCCTGGCGCTCTGCTGCTGATAATGCTCTAGCCACGGTTACGCCCTCTCCCAAGACCAAACTTTGCGCGGATTTCAGCGATTTTGTTTAAGCCCTGCTCCTGTGTTAATGGCCTTCCGCCAAGCTTCTGGATCTGCTTAACCGGCTCCGGAATTATTTCTCCCGCATTCAAGCGACGAACCATACGCAACAGCTCGCCCGAGGCTTTACGACGCAGCTCTGAATCGCTGAGGCCATTTGCGCGCATATCGGTGTACAGTCCGGTGACCATCCAGTAGCAGGTTTTGTGTTTCATCGTTATCGGTGTGATTTTGTGCTCAGGCCATGGGTACGATTCAGCGTCCGGGTACTGACCGCGGGTCCGGCAATACTGGTA